GAATGTTGGGCGCAACGCAAATGGCCGTTGACCCTCTTACGCCGCTGCTTAGCGGCGTAGTTAGCACCGGCGGAAAAACTTACAATTCTTTACGGGATATGGCTAATTACCTTTTTGCGCCTGAGACCACTTCTGTTAATCGTTTGGTAGACAAAACCGCGGACGTCGAAAGATCGTTTGCCGCCATGCGTCATGCTGAAGGTACGCCTACATCCGGCGGTCAAAGGTCGGTCACTGAAAGTTTGCTTATGGGCGGCGTTGCCGATCCTGCGGTTGCGGCGGCGCAAGCCGCTTTGGCCGAAGGCAAAACCGCGCCGTTGGTACAGCAAGCACAGCAAGAACGCGTCGCAGCCATTCAAAGTAATTTGCAAAATGTCGGCGGTAATTTAGGGCTAACCGCTCGCGAACTGACGCCTGCCGAAGCTTCAAGCCCTGCGGCTATACAGGCGGCGCTGGAGCGTCAGGTAGCGGCGGAAGAGGCGCGGTTGCAAGCCGCTGGCGGACGCGTTGCGGGGCAAATTCCCAACCCCAACCAGCAAGTTATTGGGCAAGCGTTAACGGAAAAAGCAGCGGAAGGCGCGCGCGAAGCGTCAAAAGTTGTTACGCCAGAACTGTACAAACCCGTAATTGAAGCCGCCGGTGACGCGCAGATTGATTTGGCCGGGGCGTTACAAGCCGCAGAAAAGGTACGCGATTCCGCAGCGGGGCTTATGAACGCCAGCACTGTGTCCGAAGGCATCCGCGCGTTAGAAGAATTTCGTGCACCTTTTTTGCCGGGCAAAACCATACCTTCAATCATACCCGGCTTGCCTGGCAGAACCGGCGCGCCCATACCGCAACCGTCCACGGTTACAGCTGAAAAATTTATGCGTATTCGTTCGGCGCTTTCTCAAGATGTAAGAGATGCCGAAGCTGCAAAGAATTTTCCTTCAGCGCGTAATACAAAAGACGTTATAGCTGAATTGGACGCCGCGTTTAAAAAAGGTGTATCTGAAGAAACTTTTAAAGCATATGAAAATGCAAATAAAAAATTTATTACTGAAGTCATTGACCCTTACAGGTCCGGCGTAACGTCGCAAGCGTTAAGCGATACCGCGCACAACGTATCGCAAATATTGCCTGAAAAACTTACGAAAGCGTTTTTTGAGTCTGAAACGCCCGCGCAGCAATTCATCACAACTTTTGGCCGCGACCCTGTTGCCATTGAAAATATGGGCCAAAGTATTGGCGGATTGTTTCGCGACGAAGTTATGGGGGCAGACGGGCTTGTAAACGCTGAAAAAGCGTCAGAGTTTTTACGAAAGAATAGCCGTATACTTGATATTCTGGAGGGCGGCGGCGTCCGTATCAGGGACCAGCTTACCGGTATCACAGAGCAAGCCGCCACCAATGTTCGGCAGCGTCAAGCGTTTGCGGAAAGCAGCGCCGTGTTCAAAAACGCCGGAGGCGCAGATGCAGTCATAGACACGGCGTTAACAAACGTGCCCCGTATGGACTTCTTGACGCGGCAATTGAACGCAGACCAACGCGCAGGTCTGGTAGCCAATATCAAGAACCGCGCTCTTGACCCAATCAAGGCGGGCAACCCTGATGAAGCGATTAAGTTTCTTACCAGTGGTGAGAACGCGCAGACTATTCAACGAGCTATAGGTCGCACCGGCGAAGCCGAACACACCACGTTGTTGAACACGGCGCGGGTGCAAAAACGGTTGCAAGAACTACAAAAAACCGTGCCCCAAGAAGGGGTCTACGATCCCAGAGTGTTGGCGTCCAAGTTCTCCCCGTCGCAACTTGCCGATCTAGATCTTGCGGCGCGCGACATCGCTCGGCTCAAGCAAGTTGAAACAGTTGCTGAAGCAGGCAAAGGCGCGCGCGTCGCGCCTCCGCCCGCGCAATGGAATGAGCTTTCCGGCGGCATTAACCTTATGAACCCTTTGGTGTTGGCAAGAGTAATTGGCGGCAAATTCATCAAGAACGCGCTGGATGCGCGTGTGACCGCCGGGGCTTTTGACGCCATATACCGCAACCCGCAAAAATATACGGCGGCGCTGGAAGAAGCTATAAAAATGAAGAGGCGCGGTGAGATCGCGCAAGGCGCTGCCCGTACAATCTCCAACGCTCTCATATCACGGCCTGCCGTGTCCACCTCAAACGCTCTTGCTAACCAGTAGGCTCCCTGATGGACACGCAGACACTTATGAATTTTGTCGGCGGGGCAGCCATCGCCATCGGCGGCTGGTTCGCGCGGGAGGTCTGGGGCGCCGTCAAGGAACTGAGAACAGACCTTCATGAGCTGGAGATAGACCTACCTAAGAACTACGTGAGTCGGTTTGACCTAGACAAGCGCATGGACCACATCGAAGACATGTTCAAGCGGATCTATGACAAGCTGGACGCAAAGGCGGACAAATGAGCACCACAGAAGAAAAACAGGAAAAGTTCGCCATCGAGATGGCGGCGAGCGCCAGCAAGGGCGCGCTGGTCGAGAAGATCACCTTCGCGGGCATCCCGATCCTGTTCTCTTGCGTTGTCTACCTCATGAGCGCGCTTTCCGCCGCCAACAACGAGATCATTCAACTAAAGTCCAAGGTTGCGGTTGTCGTCAATGCCGACAACAAGGCCATCCCGCCCCAAGGCACAACCATCGACATGGCTCAGATCCGCGAGCATCTGAGCGAACAGATCAGCAAACTTGACCGAGAAAGCGCGCTCGCCCGCGCCGCCATGACGTTGGATCGCGAGCGTTCGATGGCGGCTATTGAGAAGAGCCGCATGGACATGGTGGCGGACGCCGCTGCCGCGCGCGCCTCCATTCGGTTCGACACGGCGCAGATGGTTGCCGCGCTCGACAAACGCATCACTCTGCTGGAGAAGGGCCGCTAATGGACCCCCTCAGCCTCCTTGCCGCAGCGAAGGCCAGTTACGAAGCCATCAAGGCTGGCATTGCCGTGGGCAAGGAACTACAGTCGATGGCGTCCGACATGGGCTCGCTGTTCGACAGCGTAGCCGCCATCACGCGTACCGCTGCCGATCCCAAGGGCAGCTTGATGAGCGGCAAGACCGCGCAGCAGATCGCCATAGAAGCCTACGCCGCCAAGGCCGAAGCTGACCAGATGATGGAAGACCTGAAGAACCATTTCATCGGCGAGTTCGGCATTGCCGCTTGGGATCAGGTGCTGTCGCACACCACGCAGATCAAAAAACAGCAGCGCGCGGACGCGCTTCAGGCCGCAAAAGATCAGGATGAACTGACGCACAGCGTCATGATGTGGGGGGCGGCGTTTCTTGCGGTCATTGTGGTTCTGGTTTGCTTTGTTCTTGTCACCATTGGTTTGGTCAGCCGATAGGAGTTACGCCATGCACATGAGTCAAGGTGGGTTGGATAACCTGCTCAAGAAGTTCGAAGGTTGCAAGCTGAAGGCGTACCGTTGCCCCGCCAACGTCTGCACCATCGGCTACGGCCACACCTCCGCTGCGGGCGCGCCCCAGGTTGCGGACGGCATGATCATCACGCAGGCGGACGCCGAAGACATCCTCAAGCGCGACATCGTCAAGTACGAGATCGCCGTGATGGATCTGGTCAAGGTCAAACTGACCCAGAACCAGTTCGACGTTCTTGTGGACTTCGCCTACAACGCGGGCGTCGGCAACCTCAAGTCGTCCACGATGCTCAAGAAGGTTAACGCTGGCGATCTTGACGCGGTGCCTGCCGAGTTGATGAAATGGACCAAGGGCGGCGGCAAGGTGCTGCCGGGGCTCGTGCGCCGTCGCCAGGCGGCGGGTGCGTGGTGGAGCGCAGACCAGCATGTGGAAGAGCAGGAACAGCGCACCGATCCCGATCCTGTTCCTGTACGAACAATGGCGGACAGCAAGCAAGGTAACGCGGCGCTACTCACGGCAGGGCTCGGAAGCGTGGGCGTCGCTAAGGAGGTTGCAGCGCAGGCGAAGGATGCGTCTGACGTGGCGGATCAGTTCATGGGCCTACTCAGCAACACAAACTTCGTCATCATGGTGGCGATCATTGGCGCAGGCGCAGCCATCTGGTTTTGGCGCAAGAAGAGCATGGACGAACACGGTGTTTAGCCTGCTGTTCACGCCGGTCGGGCGCTACGCCGTCATGGGCGTCATCATTGTGATGGCGCTGTCCGGCGTCTACTACAAGATCCGCAGGGATGCAGTGGCCGAAGTTGAGGCTGCTGCGACGGCGGACGTGCTACGGAGAACACGCAATGCGGTTGGCGCTTCTGATGCTCTTGATCTGTCCCCTGACCGGGTGCGTGACCCTGACAAGCACCGTCGAGACTAACGGCGCGGTCTGCGACGTGTGGCGCGACGTGTCGTGGTCATCCAAGGACACCACGGGCACCATCATCGAAGTCAAGCAGAACAACGCCCGCCGCGAAGGCTGGTGCGCTAAGTAAGCGCCATCACCTTGGGAAACTCGGCGTCGCCGAGGATCTCCATGCGCTCCCGCGCCGCCCGCAGCATCGTGTAGCGTTGGTGCAGGCGCACCAGCACCGACTGCCGCTGCTCGCCTACGCGCTCCTCGTCCAGCATCTTCTTGATGGTGTCCTCGTCCAGATCGGGCAACATCCGATTAATTTCCCGCCAATTAAGTCTCATGCCTTCAGTTCCTCAAGTGCTATGTCTGAGATCGCTCGCTTGTCCTGAAGCGCGATCCAGATCCGGTCGTCTATAGTTTTATTACAGATCAACAGATAACACCAGACATCCTTCGTTTGCCCGCTGCGGTGCAGCCGCCCCACCGTCTGCTCGAACAACTCCAGCGACCATGGCATGGACAAGAAGATGATCTTGCACCCGCCGAACTGGAGGTTAAGGCCGTGGCCCGCCGACTTGGGGTGGATCAGCAACAGCTCGATCTCGCCCGCGTTCCACCGCTTGATGGCGTTGAAGTCGTCAATCGTCCGCGCTTGTGGATACCGGCGCTTCAGTTCGGCCAGCTCTTCCTTGTAGTTGTAAACGATAATCGTGTTGGCGCGCTGGTTCTCGTTCAGGATTTCCTCAATCAACTCAAATTTGTGCGTTGAGAACCAGATAACCTTTTGTTTCATGTGAAACTTTCCCTTTTCCTCCGACGCTTCCGTCTTGCTGTCGTAGACAAACCCCGACGCCATCTGCTGGAGCTTGTTCGTCACGGCGGCGGCGTTCGCCGCGATGACCC